AGGTATGAAGAGGTCCTAGTGAGCGTAGATCAGAGCCAAATTTATCAGGGAGTTTTCTTCTATTTTTACGCAGCGTTGGTAGACGGAACACCCAGTATCCTTACTCATCACAGCCCGTAAGGGCTGTTGTTTTATTCGCTGACGCTCATATTGTAATCATACAAACTCCTCCGATAGATGTAACTGGTGACTAACGGCGTGTCGCAGTTCACTATGTGGTACCTTTATCCCAAGACATAAGGGAGGAAACTTTGACAACTGTCGTCGGAGTACAAGGTAAGACGTTTTGTATATTAGCTGCTGATTCGCAGATCACCGAAGATAACTTGCGTACTATTTCTTTAAAGACGCCTAAGATAATTGAGAAGGGTCAGTACCTTCTTGCGATAACTGGTGATACTAGGCCTGGTGATATCTTAACTTACAACTGGAATCCGCCAGCATACAAAGGTCAAGATGAAGTTCAGTTTATGGGCAAGCGAGTCATCCCGTCGATTATCAAAACATTCAACGATAACGGTTACGCTTGGAATGATAGTGAGAAAGATAAAGAAGCTGGCTTTGATTATCTAATTGCTTTCAACGGTTTCATATTTCATATTGCATCCGATATGTCGTTCATCCAATCTGAAGCTAACTACTACGGTATTGGTTCCGGTGGTCAGTTTGCTTTGGGATATATGTACTCTCGTCGCAGTGATAAGTTCTTAGTCCAAGATGAGGCAGCAGAGTTAGCACAGAGAGCAGTTGAGACTGCATCACTACTTGACATCAATACCTGTCCTCCGATACAAATAGCCGTGCAGAAAAGGAAGGCAAAGTGATTAACTTTATAACTATGTTTTATTTAGAATTACAACAAGTGCTCGCACTTATTATGATGTTCTTGGGAGTGCGATGAAAGATTTACTTATAGAGATTTTAAGGAACAAAGATGCGGCCCGTAGTCGCAGTACACAGAAACAGGTAGGACCGTCTGAGTTAGGAGGATGCCGCCGTAAGGTTTGGTATCGTCTTAATGACCAACCTGAAACTAATGAGAACGAGTTAAAGCTCGCTGCCATTATGGGTACTGCGATTCACGCTGAGATTGAAAAGGCTTTGGCTATTGCTGATCCAACTGGTAAGAAGTATCAGGTGGAAACTGAGGTTGAGTACAACGGAATGAAAGCACACATCGACCTATGGATTCCTGAAACTGGTGATGTTGTAGATTGGAAAACTGTTAAGGTTAAAAACCTTTCATACTTTCCATCACAACAACAACGGTGGCAGGTGCAGGTATATGGCTACTTGTTAGAGAAGTCTGGTAAGGGGAATCCCAGAACTGTCAACCTTGTAGCCATAGCCCGTGATGGTGATGAACGTGATGTAAGAGTTCACTCTGAAGCATATGATCCTAAGATTGCAGAAGAGGCAATGAACTGGTTATCAGCTATTAAAGAATCACCTAGCGCACCAGAGCCTGAGAAGGATGAGAACTACTGTAAGTTTTATTGTAAGTACTATGACGCCACCGGTGAGATGGGCTGTGTTGGCTTAAAAAAAGAACGTATCAAAGAGGCAGAGGTGGTGATTGATGATCCCGATGCCGACAAGAACGCTTTGTTATATCTACAACTTGATGAACAAGTTAAGAGTTTAACAACAGCGAGGGACTCAATCAAAACATCACTAGAAGGATTTGCTGGCACCACCCACAGTGGTATCCAAATAACTTGGTTATCTGTGGCAGGGCGCAAGCAAGTTGACGCCGATGAAGTAGAAAAACTTCTCGGTTTCATACCATACAAACAAGGACAAGAGACCACCCGTATCTCTGTCAAACCAACTGGAGGAAAATAATGGCCGCTTCAAACAGCGACACAGCACTACAAGTTAACTTCAAACTAAAAGATGGAACACTTGTAAATGTTTATGCCAAGAACAACACAGAGCTAGAAGGACACCTGACACAAATTCAGGATCTATCTACTCTAATCTCATCAGTGTCATCATCACTGAACCAATCAGCATCAGCTAATGTGGCAGTTGCTTATGCAACTAAGGCACTAAATGCTGCACCTATCAACGGAGATGCACCAACTTGCAAGCACGGTCCAATGAACTACCGCACAGGAGAAGGTGCTAAGGGTCCTTGGAGAGCTTGGATGTGTAGCGGTCCTAAGGGTGCGCCAGATAAGTGCGACGCCGTCTGGGTTAGATAACCTGTGCGGGTTCCAAAAGAGTTTGAGAACCCGTTATGTGCCGAGGTAGACACTGAGTTATTCTTCCCTGAAAAAGGTGAATACACACAGGCAAAGAAAGCCAAGGAAATTTGTAGGAGATGCCCACATCTAAGCGAATGTTTAGAGTGGGCTATTCCTAACGAAAGATTTGGTATATGGGGAGCAACAAACGAAAGAGAACGCGGCAGGATGAGAGCAGGATTAAAGATAGGGGAAGAAGAAGTTGCTTAGTTTAAGCAGAGCCTGGAGTGGTGTAACTACAAAAGCTACACCGTTGCCTGATGTGTGGCCTTCGTTGAAGGCTGCTGAAATTAGGTTTAGACGTGGACAAGTTTGTATGGTTGCTGCGGCACCCAATGCAGGTAAGTCTATGTTCTCCTTGGTTTATGCTTTAAAAGCTGGAGTAAGAACTTTATTTTTCTCTGCTGATACCGACACTACAACAGTTATGATGCGAGCAGCATCTCATCTATCAGGTAATTCTCAACTAACCGTTGAGTCTAATTTAAATGCCAGTGGTAAATGGTATGACAAACACTTTGAGAAGATGAAAGATATCCAATGGGTCTTTGATTCATCACCTTCATTAGATGATATTGAGAGTGAGATCAAGGCATACATAGAGTTATACGGTGCTGCTCCAGAACTAATTGTTATAGATAACCTTATGAATATTGCTGCTGAAACTGATAATGAATGGGCAGGTCTTAGATCTATTATGATGGAGTTGCACGATATGGCTCGTCATACTGAGGCTTGCGTATTAGTTCTTCATCACGTATCAGAGCAAAGTGAGTATGGTCAGGGTATGAATCCACCACCTCGCAGGGCTATACACGGTAAGGTGGCACAACTTCCAAGCCTGATATTAACAATGGGTTATGATCCTTTTAATAAACATTTAAGGATTGCTGTTGTTAAGAATCGGTTTGGACCACACGCAGCAGATGGGTCTATCTCAGTACCTTTGGCAGTTGATTATGCACACTGTCAGATCGTTGAAAGAGATGCAGCACCTGTTGTATATAAACAATTTGACCAAGCATCCATAATACATTAGGACAATATGAACACTAACCTTGTAATTATTCCATCAAGAAGCAGACCGGATTCTATTGATCGGGCTGTTAAAGCACTGAAAGAAAACAGCATCTTGTCTGATATATGTGTAGCTATTGATGATGATCAATCTGATCTATATCCACGCATAGATGGTGTTATATATGAAGTAAACCCTAGACTTAGAATGAATGGCACACTTAACCTAGTAGCTAATAAGTATGCTGATAAATATGAAACTATATTCTTTATGGGTGATGACCACCTGCCATCAACGCACCAGTGGGATCACTTCTTATCGGAAGCAATTAAGAGTAAGGGATACGGTCTTGCCTATGGCAACGATCTGTTCCAAAGTAAGAACCTTGCTACAGCGGTAATGATGAGTACCAATATTATCAAGAGCTTTGGCTTTATGGCGCCACCTAAGTTAGTTCATTTGTTTATGGATAATTTTTGGATGTTACTTGGTATGGATCTTAATGCTATCTGGTACTTTGATGATGTAATTATTGAGCACTTACATTTCTTAAATGGTAAATCAACTGCCGATGCTGGATACATTGAGGTTAACGCACCAGAGTTATCTAATGCAGACAGAATAGAATTACAAAGATATATGAATGAAGAGTATCCTGCTGATCTTGCTAAGTTCAAGGAGTCAATAGGTATCAAATGAAACAGGTAATTTCCTATTCTCTTTATGGTCAACAGGCTAAGTTCCTAGTTGGCGCTATAAAGAACGCACAGTTAGCACAGCGATTTTTTCCTGGCTTTACTGTGCGGTTTTATGTAGGAAACTCTGTACCTACCTGGTGTCGTTCTACCTTAGCTTTGTTTCCTAATGTGGAGTTGATGCCGGTAGATGAACGAGAAGATAGTATTGCTAGGCTCTGGAGATTCAGGGCTATCTTTGATCCAAGTGTTGATGTAGTTCTATCAAGGGATGTTGATGCCCGTCTTGGTATTAGAGAAGCGTTAGCACACCAAGAGTTTATGGATTCACAATATGATTTTCACATCATTAGAGATCACCCAACAGGTCACGGCTACCTTATCTCTGCTGGTATGTTTGCTTGTAAAACAGCCAATATGGGTTTCTTTAAAACATTACTAGATCAGACTACGTTAAGAGATACCTATATGCAGGATCAAGAGTTCTTATCTAATGCTATCTATCCAAACATAATGGAGAAGTCTTTAGTTCACGATCCTTATTACAATTACCCAGCACCTTATCCAAGTAAGAAGACGGAGATTAAACGCAAGAAGATCAATACTGTCTGCCATATTGGAGCAGCGTTAGATGAGAATGATGTCTTTGTATATCGTGCTGACCTTGAGATGTCATTAGAGTTATCAGGCCACGTTAAATATATCTACGATTGGGGAACAGATGAAGATCTTAATAACCGGTAATAAAGGATTTGTTGGTAGGTATTTTACTGAAGAGTTATCTGAACTACCTAACGTAAGTATCACCGGTGCTGATATCAAAGATGGTATTGATTGCAGAGATCTATTTAAGAAAGATGATACTCAGTACGATCTAGTAATTCACCTTGCCGCTATCGTAGGTGGCAGAGAATCTATTGAGGGCAGACCATTAGCAGTAGCTGATAACTTATCTATTGACTCTGAGTTCTTTCAGTGGTGCTTAAAGACCCAGCCTCGTAAGGTAGTTTACTTCTCAAGCAGTGCTGCTTATCCAATCTCCTTGCAGTGCGATAAGAATATAAAGTTAAAAGAGTTTGATATCAATCTTAAATATCCAGGCGCACCTGATATGACCTACGGTTGGAGCAAATTAGTTGGTGAATATCTTGCCCAATTTGTACCAAATGTATACATATTTAGACCGTTTTCTGGGTATGGATGGGACCAAGATCTAACTTATCCCTTTCCTATGTACATCAAGAGAGCAGTAGAGCGCAACGATCCCTTTGAAGTGTGGGGTCCTGGCACACAGACGCGAGACTTTATCCATATGAAAGATGTAATTGGTGCAGTTCTTGCCGCAGTAAGAGAAGGCATTACCGGTCCTACCAACCTAGGAACTGGTAGATCTACATCATTCTTGGAGTTAGCAAAGCTAGCAAGTGAGGCTGTTGGCTATACACCAGAGATTAAAACTAATCCCGATAAGCCTGTCGGTTGTATGTATAGAGTCTGTGATAATAAAAAGATGCTAGAGTTCTACACTCCAAAGATTACATTAGAGCAAGGCATAGCAGAGGCGGTGAAGAAGTTTGGCTAATACAGAGATCACATACTTAAAGAAGAAGATTGCAAAACTGGAAACTGATTTTGCTGCTTTCGCTAGTTTACTTATACAAGCAGGATTGGTAGAAGTTGTTGAGGAAAAAGGCGAGCAAGTATTTAAAGTAAACAAAGTGAAGTTAGATGCCTAACCCAACCTACAACAGACGCAAGGGTGCAGCCTTTGAGATAGATGTAATGAAATGGTTTCGTAAAATGGGTGTATTAGCTGAGCGATTGCGTTTATCAGGTAAGGAAGATGAGGGTGATTTAGTTGTTATCGTTGCTGGTGAGTCTTACGTCTTTGAATTAAAGAACACAAAGAGTTTAAACTTAAAGGAGTTTTGGGATGAAGCGCAAGTGGAAGCTAGCAATTATGCTAAGCATCGTGGTATTGATAAGCCTTTCTCTTATGTATTATTTAAGAGGAGAGGAGCGGGGATCCACAAGGCGTGGGTCATCCAAGATCTAACACAATGGCTGGAGGAAAAAAATGCCAACACCTGAAGGTATAATAACTACATCAACAATATGGACAGAACCAAAGAAAAAGTATGAGGTTGAACTGATTATGAAGCGTCGAGTCAAGACAGTAGTCGAGGCTGATAGCGAAGAGGATGCTTGCAAAGTAGCGCAAGATCTTTATGCAACTGGCAACAACACTATGTATGATGAGTTCATACTTGGACCTGATGCAACGGTGAAAGAGTTATGATTTGCGAACTGTGTAAGTCTGGTGGAGAGCTGAACCGAATTGGTCAGTTCAAACGCGCTGCTAATATGCACAAGAAATGTAAGGAGGACTGCAATTGTCAACACAAGACTGGTCCAGAAGTAGGAAGCAACGCAAGAGTTTTAGCGGAACCTCTGCGAACTCAGTACCCATTGGAGTAATAGTTCGGTTTTACGGAGGAGAAGTAAGGGAAGGCAAGAACGTATCAGTTAGGTGTTGTGTTCATAACGACACTAGGAAGTCAGCAGTAATTGATACAGTCAACAACCTTTACTTCTGCCACACCTGCGGAGTAGCAGGTAATGGCGTTAATATAATTACACATAAGGAAGGTTTGGAGT